ACTGGAGTAGCTGCGGAGTTCTGTACGAAGACAGTTATCCCAGAGTTAATCGCTACGGTTACAGGCTGGTCGTCGATGTTAAGAATTGATAAACTACAGTAGCCCGCTACCGCTTGCTGGTAGATGTCTCGGCGGCCCGATTCGATAGTAAGATTAGCTAGAGTTATGTTCCGATACTCGACTCCATCGATAAGAACGCTCCAGACTGGAGTCCACTGGCTCATACGATTAAGAGCGATCCCGCGCCTAGAGTGCCGCGCGCTTGGGACTTATTAAGTACGTCGACGATGGTTCTAGCTGCCGATTCTGGATCTCCCACGACGCCCATGTTTACAGTGACGCGAGTCGCTGCATTCTCTTCGCGTTGCGCTCGGAGTCTGGCTGTTTCGGCCTTTAGTTCTTCACGTCGTAAGATCGCCGCTTGCATCGCTGGCGAATAAGCAGACAGCGACGCGCCTGTGAAAGTATCCGATCCCGCAGACGGCGCGAAAGTGCTACCGCCACCGCCGAAGCCAGTCTCTACAGTGACTCCACCGCCGATCTCTTCTGGGAATGGTACGGAAGCTTTAAGTCCCTTAGCTCCGCCATCGAATAAATTAGTAATCGGGTTATCCTTAATGAGATCGATAACCTTCTTCGCGCCGTTATAGATTCCAGTCAAGAGACCGACGAACTTCGAGAATGCTGTAACGAGTCCAGCGACCAGAGTTCCAAGTCCTTCGAGTGCTGTCTTAAATGCTCCGCCTAGAAGCGGGACGAGATACTTCTTTGTAAAGTCCCAGACTTTCGCCAAGAGATCGTAGAATGGCTGTAGCTCGACGGAGTTATCCGAGACGGCCTTCTTAATCTTGTCGAATGCGATTTTAAGTCCTTCGAGAATTGGCCCGACGATTTTAAGAATCTGCGGAATTATCTCTTTATACAAGAACTCCCACCAAGTTTTTAAGATCGGTAGCACGTCATCGCGAATCACTGTAAAGATCTGGCCGAATGCTGGCCCGAGTGTTTTACCTAAAGAATCGGCGAATCCTTGGATCGCTGGGATTCCCTTGTCCACGAAGCCAGACAGAAGCGGAGTAAGAGCATCTAGGACGTAAGAACCTACGGTCTCTTTCGCTTCATCGAATGCAACAGTAAGACGAGCCATCTTTCCTTGGAATGTCTCGGCTTGCTGAGAAGCTTGGCCCTCGAAAGTTTTAGCTAATGCCGCAGCTGCCGCATCGAAGTTCTTAGATTTAATGATCGAGTCATCGATACCGACTCCCAGCTTCTTTAATGCGCCTAGATTGCCGTCGTACGCTTTACCAAGAGCTTCGGAGACTGTCTTTAGATCTTTACCTGTTCCCGCTGCGATGTCCAGAGCTAGGGTCTGGAGTTCTTGCGCCTTTGTCACATCTTTCGTGGAGCGAATTAGTCGATCAAGCGACGGCCTCAAAACGTCGTCCGTGATTCCGTTAGCGAGTGCCGTCTGAGTTATGTAATCCTCTACAGCTTTAATCTGGCTCTCTGTCGCGCCTGTAACGTTCTCTAAAGTTGTCGCGAGTTTAGCCTGAGCTGCTTCGTCTTCGATTGCAGACTTAACGCCGTCGACGAGTAGAACGCCAGCGTAAGCAGCCGCAGCCGCTCCAGCTACGGCGAACGCAGCTCCCGCCTTCTTAGCGAAGCCGCCCATCTTAGATCCGAAGCCTTCGACTTCATTCTGTGCGCCCTTGACGCCCTTCTTTAATTCGTCGAAGTCGGCGTCGAAAGTAATCTTTATCTTCGGAATGCCCGCCATTAGTTAAGCCTCAATTCTTTAGCGATCTGCTGAACCATAAGCGAGTATTCGCGGGCTACGACTGGGACATAGAAGTCGACCGCTGGAGCGATCCAGTAGCCGCGCTTATTGTAAGGAGTCTTAAATCTGTTGGTAAATGTGCGGCCGATCGAGTCGACGCCGCCATGCGATCCGTATTCCGTTCCCCATAACAGCGCGCCAGCTGGCGCAGCTTGACGACGAACCTTCGCGCCTTTACCGCTCTTAGAAGCTTCTCCGCCATAAGGACGACCGACCTTCTTAGGGCCACCGATGTCGACGCGAATAAGACGATCGCGTGGAGACTTGATCGTCTGGACTACTAGCTTCGTCTGTGGAGCTGGAGCAGATAGCCCGCTCATCATGAGCTGACCAGCTAATCGCGCAGACATAGGCTGAGCGCGATCTCTTACGAGTTGCTGATACTCCGCGGGGAATGAACCCAGAAGCCCGATAAGATTCTTAAACTCGTAAGGATCGACAGTAATGGCATAAGTGCCGCGGCCGCTTTTATCTGCCATTCTGCCTCTCCAAGATCTCTATAGCTGTTAATAAATCTTCCGCCGTCTGCCATTCGCTCATCGGAATCTGGGTCGCTATTGCGACTTCGACGATGATCCGATTTAAGCTTCCGACGGGCCAGCTTTTGGGTCTGACTTCTTACTGTTAATTCCTTCGACAGTCTCGACCCAGATCTCGAAAGGCTTAACAGGATTCCCAGCTGCTTCGCGCTTCATAGCGTGATAAGCCAAGAATGTAAGCCCTTCGAGTCCAAGCTTCGATTCTGCTTCGTTTACTGTTGCGTTAAACTTTCGTTCCCATTTAACCCATTCTGGAAGAGCTGCGACGTAAGTAACGACGTCTCCCGATAGGTACTGGACTTCTAGTTCTAGCTTCATGTATTGCTCCCGATTCTGTTTATTAGCTAAATGTCTCTGAAGGTGTTCCCACGACTGTAAAGCTCATGCTAACAGTCTGAGCGTCTGGCGATGATCCGCCCACGCTTGGGAATAGTGGAAGAACGTTAAAGCTAAAGACTGCGCCTGTTACAGCTGTTAGCGATACCGCTAGAGTCGTGTTAGGTGCTGTCTCTGCCGCTGTCCATAGAGCTTCGCAGAGTGAATCCGCTGCGCCCCAGTCTGCGAGCATTTCGACATCGAAAGTCCACTGTGAATCGATCGACTTATAAGCCTTCGAGTAAAGAGTGTCGTAAGTTTCGATAGTGACGTCCGCTGAAAGCGTCGCGCTTGTCGCTTGCTCGTCGTAGTTCTTAGTCGCGATCGTCATAGCGAGATCGCGTCCAGTAATGACGGTCGTGGCCATTGTTTCTCCTTAGTTTGTTTGTGTGTAATAGGTCGACAGCTGAATCTCGCCCGCGAGAATCTCTGACGCGCCTATCGTTAACGGAATCGGATTCGATACGTCTCCGACTTCATACCCTGACGGAACGGCCGCCAGAATGCTTATTACGAGCTTCTCCCAGTTATCGAGTGCGCTCTGGTTATCGTAGATCGCTACGCCTACGCTTATTACTAGGTTTACCTTTAGCTTGACGTTCGCCTTACCTAAGAACGTAGGCTGTAAATACGGAACGCTCGGAGTCACTGCCGCGAATGGCACGATAGGAGCTTCTGGGACTGCGTCGTAAGTGTTAGCCGCTACTCCTTGGATCGCTGTCTTTAGCGGAGTACGGACACTCGTAAGAATAGAAGAAGCTGGCACGTTAGCCGCCGATCATTACGTCGACATCTATGTAATTACCTAAAAGGCCGATTACACGATTCTGGAGACTGCGGCCCATTCTGTAGGGCGAACTCTGAAAGTCCACTCCTTCGATCTGACCGCCCGCAGCTGTGCGAGATTGGAAGACTTCGATAGATACGGCGTAGATAGCGGACTCGATCGACGCGTTTCCGACGTAGAGAGTCGCAGCTGAATAGCCGCTAAGTGTTGCCATGCCGTTCGGGATAATCTGGCGACGTGTTACGTTCGACGATGTAAGAGCGGCAGAGAATGAAGAATCTGTAACTACTGTAAGAGTGTGCGTGGCTGTAAATGGAGCTGGAAGTCCAGTAATGACGATCGACTGTCCTACGACGAACGGGTGAGTGCGACGAGTAAAGAATGTCGCGACATTAGTGTCCAATTCGTACTCGATTACAGCTGTCGAGTTCTGAATAAGCAGCGGAAGAATAACTTGCTCCGCTGTGTCGATGATGTCGTTTAAGTAAGCGTCGTCGTAGAGAGAAGAGCTAACGCCTAAGACGGATCTTAGCTGCGAAGCTGTAATAATGTTAGGCATTAGCCCTTCCCTTCTACTGCTCGCCTAGCTCGGGAGCGAACTAGGCGATGATCGATTTATTCGGATTACGCTTTGTTATTGTGGAACGCGCCAGCTGCGATCTTGGTCGCTAGTGCGCCGTAACCGTAGTAGCCGACAGTAATTTGGCCAGAAGCGATTACGTCCGCGCGTAGGCGGAAAGTAGGTCCTTCGTACCATGTGAAAGCGTCTGGGTTAACGATGAGCATAGAACCGTCGACGTCTGTCGCTGCTAGTGATGGATCGACGTATAGATCGAGTCCCGCCACTGTCCCACGAAGCGAAGTAGGCGTAGCCGATCCCGCTTGGTTCATAGGATTAGTGACTGTCGAATAAATTGGACGCCCAGCGTCGTTAAGTGTCATCGCGTTACTCCACTGGCCTGTACCCATAATGATGTTACGAGCGAAGCCATTAGGAAGTCCAGCTGTAGCATTGTAAACAGAAGCAGCACCGCGAGCGACGAAGCCGAGAAGCTCCGCAGCTGTTGGATAAGTTGCTGTAGTAGTTGCGTCGCCTGTAGCTGTTGAGTAGATAAGTCCAGAGACATAAGCGTTTTCGGCCTTGGCCTTAGCTGCTGCCATGTTGCGGATTAGTTCCTCGAAGAATGCTGGAGAAGTACGATCTAGCAATTCGACAGAGAATGTCTGTTGTCCAGCGAACTTCTTTACTGGAACAGTAATGAAAGCGGAGTTCTGATCTGTCTCTGAGAATGCAGCGTCTTCGTTAGCTACTGCAACCGTAGGAGCTACGGTAATTTTCGGAATCTCGAAGCTCATACCCGCATCTGGAAGAGTTCCGCGAGAGATTGCGTCGATCGATGGACGGATAAGAGTAGATAGTCCGTTAACTACTTCGGCCATCTGGCGAGTAGGTACTAGGCCCGCGTTATCTGTCGTGTTATCGGCTGCGAGAACGTACTGGCGAGCTTGATCGTCGCCCATCGCTGCGCGAATTGTGTTTTCCACATACTTAGCAGCTGTGAACTCTAAGCGTGGCTTGGTGAATGATCCGCCTACGATTGGCTTCGCTGCGGCTGTTGTTGACTGAGCAGCTTCGACCGTCTCGACGGTTTCCGCGTTTGTGACGGTGTTGTCCACTTCGTCTCCTTCTGTTGTTGGTGTTACTTCCTCTTCCACTGTGGAATCGGAGATCTCTTCGGCGA